TCGTCGCTAATGACGTTCTGTCGTGGCTCGGTATTTCCGTGGCTACCGCCAACGACACAACCTTCGTTGGGGTATGCACGGATGCCGCCAACGCTTGGGCCTACAAGGCACGGAAGATGGCTGGCTACCAAGCCGAAAGCCTGACCACCGTGCCAAGTAGCGCCGTCAAGCTCGGCACGATCATGTACGCCGCGGCCCTGTACCGGGAACGCGGCTCCGTTGACTCGTTCGCGTCGTTTCAAGACATGGCGATCACCGCACCGACCGGCACAATGGGCCAGATCATGCGTTTGCTCGGCATACGCCGCAGCCAGGTGGCCTGATGCCCGCAACAGGCATTTTCGCCGAGTCCCGCACAGCTGTCGTCAACGCGCTCACCGCGCTCGGCCTCGCAGCTGTCACAGACCCGCGAAACGCCCGACCAATGACCGTCCTAGTCAACCCGCCGACGTTTGAGAGCTTCACCTACAACGTTGGAGACATTCGTTTTGATCTGCTGATCCTCGCCGCGCCACCTGGCAATCAAGACGCTGAGGACTACCTGATCACGACCGCCGACACCATCATGGCGTCGACAACCCTGGCCGTCACCGGCGGCCGCCCCGCCACCGTCACCGTTGGCGACCAAGTCATACCCGCTTACAACCTGACAGTCGCAATCGCGGCAAGGAGAAACTAACAATGGCAACACTCACGTTCCTGGGGAATGCGACTGTGAACCTGACCGTCGGCATGAGCACCTACGACCTGTCAGACCAATGCAGCGCGGCCACCATCACCACCGGCTACGACGCCCTCGAGTCGACCGCGTTCGGCGACACCGGGCACAAGTTCACCAAGGGCTTGCAGTCCGTTGAAGTCAGCCTCACGCTGTTCAACAGCTACGGCTCCAACGAGGTCGAGGCGGCCCTATACGACGCCGTCAACACAGGCAGCGCCACCCTCGTCATCAGCCCCTCGGGCACAACCGAGTCGGGCACGAACCCCGAGTACACGATCACCGGCTGCTTCCTCGAGTCGTTCACCCCGATCAACTCGACCGTCGGCGAGCTCTCCACACAGGAAGTCACCTTCACCGGCGGCACCTGGGCCCGCGACATCACCTGATCCGCAAATAACCCTCCAACCGTGCAAGGAGAACCATGAAAATCCAAATCAGCGTCGACACCGGCGAAGGAGCCAAGGTTGTCACCACAAACCTGTTCAACGTCGTCACCTGGGAACGCAAATTCAAGCGTCGCGCCGGTGACCTCGCAGCAGGCATCGGTGCCGAAGATCTCGCATTCCTTGCTTACGAAGCCAGCAAAACGGCAGGGATCACCGTCCCGCTCGTGTTTGACGACTACCTCAAAAAGATCGTCACACTCGACGTTGTGGCGGGCGATGACGCAAACCCTTCCCAAGTGGCACCTGGAGCCGAGGCCTAGCCGAACTCCTAGTCGCCACCGGGTTCTGGCCGCCAGAGATCGAGTTCACCGCTCGAGATCTGGCCACGGCCATCGAAATCATTAACAAGCAGCGCAAAGGAGGACATCGATGACGGCAAACGCTGAATGGAACATCGTCGGCATCAAAGACGACCTCCGCATTTTGCAAGACCTTGACAAAGCCCTCCGTCGGCAAATCACAAAAGATTTTGCGACGATCGTCGAGGCCCCGGTGCGTGAAGCTCAAAGCCAGGTGCCTGCCAGCGCCCCATTGTCTGGCATGGCCCGCAAATGGACTACGAAGTCAGGCTACGAAATGTTTCCGTGGAAAGGCAGCGTTGCCCCGAAAGGGATTAAGCCGTTCACATCCGGCAAAAAGCCCAAAGAGTTTCAAGGGATAACACGCAACCTAGCTGTCTTTGGCATCCGTTGGAAAAATGCCCGCGCTGTTCTGCTGGACATGAGCCGTGACAGCAAAACCCCGCAAGGCGACACGATGGTAAACGCTTTAAACAGCCGTTACGGCCGCGCCAGCCGCATCATGTGGCCAGCCTATGAAAAGCACCGCGACGACGTACTTCGCGAGATGGAAACACTTGTTGCCGGTGTCATGAAAGCCGCCGACAAAGCGAGCAGAGGCAAATAATGGCAATAACAATCCCCATCGTTTCCGAGTTTGATGGCAAAGGCATCAACAAGGCGATCAAAGAGTTCAAGCAGCTCGAGACCGCCGGTGAGAAAGCCCAGTTTGCGATTAAGAAAGCTGCCATCCCGGCAGCGGCCGCGCTTGGCGGCCTAGCAATCGCTGGTGCCGCCGCGGCCAAAGCGGCGATGGAAGATCAGAAGTCGAGCGCCGAATTGGCGCGCCAGTTGAAAATCTCGACCCGCGCAACCGACGCCCAGGTCAACGCAACCGAGGACATGATCTCGTCGATGACGCTGGCCACCGGCGTCGCCGACACCGACCTCCGCAACGCCCTTTCTGTGCTTGCCCGCGGCATGGGCGAAACAGGCCTCGCCACCGAAAACCTGAAGCTGGCGATGGACATTTCGGCGGCCACCGGGAAAGACCTCACAAGCGTCTCAGACGCCCTTGCAAAGGCCTACAACGGCCAAACTACCGCCCTTGCCAAACTAGACCCATCGCTGAAAGGTCTGGTCAAGGAAGGCGCGTCGTTCAATGAGCTCGGCAAGATCATGCAAGAGACGTTCGGCGGGGCCGCCACCGCGGCAGCCGAAACAGCCGAGGGGCGTTTCAAGCGTATGCAGACCGCGATCGGCGAAGCCCAAGAGTCGATCGGCGCGGCCCTCATCCCGATCATCGAGAAACTGCTGCCCTACCTCGAGGATCTCGCTAAATTCGTCAGCGAAAACACCGACCTCATCGTCGCGCTAGGCGTCGGTTTCGGCGCAATCTCGGCTGCTGTCCTCATCGCCAACACGGCCATGAAAGCCTGGACAGTCATCCAGACCGCGGCCACAGTCGCCCAAAAAGCGTTCAACTTGGCCATGTCAGCTAATCCGATCGTCCTGGCTACTGCCGCCATTGTTGCCATCGGCGTGGCTGTTGTGGCGGCCTACAAGAAGTTTGAGCCGTTCCGCGACATTGTTGACAGCATTGGCAAAGCCCTGAAGGCCGCGTTTACCGGCACCGTTGACGCCATCAAAACAGCTGTCGGGGCATACCTGACCGTCTACAAGACGATGTTCAATACGATCGCCAAAGCGTGGAACAACACCATCGGCAAACTGTCGTTCAAAATACCGTCGTGGGTGCCGGGGCTCGGCGGCAAAGGGTTCGACGTACCCAACATCCCAGAGCTCGCTAACGGCGGCCTAGTCATGCAGCCTACGCTGGCGCTGGTAGGCGAAGCGGGCCCAGAGGCTGTCGTGCCGCTTGACCGCATGGGCGGCATGGGCAACAACATCGTCATCAACGTCAACGGCGGCGACCCGAACCAAGTCGTCGAAGCCTTGAAAAAGTACGTCCGCTCCAACGGCACCCTGCCGTCAGCGATCAAACTGGCGGCCTAATGGACGGCCTAGTTTGGGGGTTCAGGTACACGGACGAAGTCAACATCGTCCGGCAAAACCTGTGCAAAGCCCCAGACTTCACCTACACGCCCACCGCCTACTGGACAACCTCGGGCGCGACCGGCACTAACACCCAAGGCAGCAGCTCCAACGCCAAATTCGGCCAAGCCAGCCTCACCCGCTCCGTCACCTCGACCGCAGCCGCGCTCGTCGTGTGGGATCCCACACTCGCCACCCTGGATGTCACCGCAGGTACCCAGTACACCTGTTACGCGTACGTCAAATCAAGCACCAGCCGCACAGCCCGCGTCAACCTGGACTGGCGCAACAGCGGCGGTGCAAGCATCTCCACCAGCAACGGCGCAACAGTCACAACATCCACCAGCACCTACGTCCAGCCCTACGTCACAGCCACCGCACCAGCCGGAGCCGTCACAGTCCGCATCCAGCTTGAGATCACTAACGCCGTCAACGGCGACTCCCACTATTGGTCAGCTGTCATGTTGGAGGCCACCGGCACACTCAAAACATGGTTCTGCGGCACCGACTTCGAAACACCAACCCCGCCAACGTACGTCTCCGAGGTGTATTGGGACGGCCTGACCAGCCGATCCACCAGCACGCAAATCGCCAACACCTGGTACACCGGCAGCAACATCCAGCAGGCCGACTACACAAAAGGCCGCCGCCGACTCGTCGACGACTACCCAGTCGACCAAGCATCCGTTGAGGTCGGGCCGATCCCATCCTGGTCACCGCCGCCCAAAGTAGGCAACCGCTTCGTGCTGTATGTGCTCAAAAGCGGCGTCCAATACGCGGCGTTTTATGGGCGCATCCGAGACGTTCGCAACCAGTACGGCATTGTGCAAAACGCCGACCGCTGCTTCATTGAGGTCGATGGTGTGCAGGCCGAGTGGGGCCGCGCACAGCTCAACAGCGTGTCAATCTCATCAGCAAACACCGAAAGCCAAGTCGACAGCGTTAGCGCAGCCGCGGGCATTCCGATTGCGTCATTCTTCGGTCGATCCACCGGCGCGGCACTCACCTGGACAGGCAACGCTTTTGACGCACTCAACCTGATCACGCGCACCGAAGAAGCCCGGATGTTCCAATACGGCCCAGCGTCTACCGCGTCGGGAACGGGCGGTCTCTGGTGGTACGGGCGCGACCTCATTGACCAAACGACCTATTGGCTTTCCGATGGCACCTACGCCCACAGCGGATCCACCTACGACATCAAATTTGACAATTTGACGTTCCTGTCGGCGGCCGAAGAGTTCTACAACTTTGTCACGATCGAG